TTCCGCCCTTCAACTAGAATCAATTAAAAAAGAAATCTTGGCTAAGCGGGAAGCAGAAGCCCAAGCAGCGTCTCAACCTTCAGTCTCAGCAGAGGCTGTCCAACCATCCGTAGAGGAAGAACCAAAAATGAAGATCCCAGCAGTGGCAGCAGGACAACGATCAAAAATTTTCGCATCATCAGAAGACGCTTATGTTTCTGGTCAATACTTGCGAGCGATTGCAGGCAATCAAGAAGCAAAACGCTTCATGAACGACCTTAGCATCGGAACTGACAATCGAGGTGGTTTTACGACCCCAGCACCTTTAAGCAATGCCTTAATTAACTTACAGGAAGAATATGGAATTGCTCGGCAAAAATGCCGCCGCATTGTCATGAGCCAAAACACTTGGGACGTTCCAAAGTTGACTGGTCATGTCTCTATTAACTATACAAATGAGGCTGCTGCAATCGGATCGAGCGATCTTACCTTCGCTCAAGTCCAGCTCGTGGCAAAGAAGATGACTGCACTTACAAAAATCAGTCGTGAATTGGACGAAGATAGTATTATTCCAATGCTTGATACTGTCGTCCAGAGCATCGCTTACGCCTTAGCCATTGAGGAAGACACCAATTTATTCATTGGAAAGTCAGGCGGATTGGAATTAGAAGGTATTGAGAACAATGATTCCGTCAATGATGTTAATGTTGCAAATCTAGGCGCACTTGCGCTTACGGATTTCACAGCATGTGCAGCAGGAGTTGATACACACGTTGTCGGTGCAAGAAACGAGTGGTATATCAATCCAAGTTTGTTCAATGGAGCAGTACGCGATCTTTTGAACGCAGCAGGCGGCAACAATATTACCAACATTGAAGCAGGCCAGCGTCCGTTACTGCTTGGCTACCCTGTGAACTTTGTTCATACCTTGCCAGCTGTTGCTGGTTCAGGTAACTGCTTGGCAGTCTTCGGAGACTTGAACCTTGGCTGTTACTTCGGTGAGCGTCGAGGAACTGAGTTCCGTACTCTGACAGAGCTTTATGCAAACACAGATCAGATCGGCGTTCAATGTACGCAAAGGGTATCGTTGTCCATTGCAAATCCTGAGGTTCTCTCGAAAATTACCTTGACCTAATGAAAGTACGATTTAAGTTTGCCCGTCTCGGATTCGAGGCGGGCAGGGTGATAGACGCAGACTCATTGAGTTCTGGTCTAATCAAGACTTTGTTTGACTTTAACGTACTCGAAGAGGTGAAAGAAGATGCCGACGAATTGGACTCTGACAAGGGTGACAAGCCCGAGCAATCTTCCAGTAAGCCTAAGCGAAGTCAAAAAGCACCTAAGGATAAGCGAAACTGATACAACTCATGACAGTCACTTACAACTGTTGATTGAGGCTGCTACAGAACGCTTAGAAGACGACATTGACAGGCAGATCGTAACCGCAAATTACAAACAGTCCCAGCTTAGCTGGGACGAGGTTGATAATGCTTACGGCTCGATCAAACTGTACAAGAGAGCAATCACGAACATTGTTTCTGTTAAGTATTATGACTCGGATGGTGTTCAGCAAACGCTTGACCCGTCCAAGTACACTTATGATGCTGGAAGGACTAGGCTTTGGCCTGCCGCTGGCGAAAGGTGGCCTGATACATCAAGTGAGCAGAACAGCAATAAGGTTGAGATAATCTTTACTGCTGGGTACGGCAATACAGCGACAACTGTTCCAAGGTCAATGAAAGCGGCAATCATGCTTTGTGTTGGCAAGTGGTTCTTTGATCCTGCACAGGAAGGAAGTTCGCTTCACTCACAAGAGGTTGCCTATGAGAAATTGGTAATGACTCTAATGAGGAGTACATACCCGTAATGACTATTCGCAAGCGAGTAGGTATGCGACGATGGACTGCAACGTTCTACCAGCATAACGGTAACGTTGATTCATACGGACAGCCTACCTATGGCGACAACAATGACTGGGCCGTTATTACCAGCGGTTGGCCTTGCGAGTTGATTACTACGGTAGGTGGTGAAGTTATCCGAGGTCGAATGACAAATGCCAAGACAACTCATGTTGCCTATGGCGAGTTCTTCGGGGCCAAAGATGTTACCGCTAAACACAGGTGCGTTATTGATGGAGTGAAGTATGGTGTAACATGCGTCATTGACGCTGATGGACTTCAGATGGAGAGACGTATTGAACTAAGAGGTGAGAACGATGTCTAGCTTACTGCCGCAGCTTATAAGCAAGCTCAAAGCTGACGCTGGTGTTTCTGCACTTGTTGGTTCAAGGGTCTATGCCGACTTTGTTCCTGAAGACGTTGAGAAGCCTTGTGTGTATATGTATATCACCTCGGAAGATTCAACTGACTCTATCATTGGCATGATTAACTTTGACGAAGCTAGAGTTCGCATAGAAGCTGTTGGTACTAGCAGAGAATCAGCAGACAATGTATCTCAAGCCGTAAGAGTTGCTCTCAATAACTTGCTTTCAACTTCGTATAGCGGGACTGACATACAGGGCATCTCGCAAGCTACTGGAAAGATCCACTTAGTGGACATACCAAACGATGGGACTGACAGATGGCAGTTTAGAACATCTCAGTCCTTCCTTATTACTTACCACCCATTTGATTAACAGGAAATTAGATAATGGCAACAAACCTTAAAGGGCGCACCGGCCAAGGCTGCACCGTCACTTTAACTTCTACTGCCTTCAATGCTTGTGTTCGCTCGATCACTCTTCCTAACTGGACTCAAGAGAAAATCGACATCACTTGTATTGAGGATAAGGGGTATAACAAGTATATCGCTGGCGACTTAACTGATGGTGGTGAGTGTACTGTCACCATGCTATGGGCGCCGAATGATGACGTTGGCGATGATGCAGCTGATGCAACCCCCGGCGATCTTGTAGTTGGTCAGTCAGACACAATTACAATTACGTTCCCAACCTACAGCGATGGTGCTGGTGGTGGAATCCTAAGCGGAACTGGTTTTATCTCAAGCCTTGACTTGCCCGACTTGGCTGTCAACCAGCTTCTTGAGTACAGCTTTACTTTCTGCTTCGATGGATTTACTGGGCCAACTTGGACAGCAGGCGCTGCCTGATAGTTGTTTATTGTTTTGTATGCGGGGATGCTTTGCATCCCTGCTTTCTTTAACTAAGAGGTATTCTAATGAAGGTGGAACTTCTGCCCCACAAGGGCAAGAATATGGCAACACAAAAAGAAGAAACGTTGCCGCAATATCGTGTTGTGGTTGACGGAGTTTGTGTTGGCTATAAGTCATGGGACTACGGATCTAAAATTGTTTTCATCACAAGGCTTTCGCCAGAAGAGGTGAAAGTTATTAAGGCTGATGTAGAGCATATCCTTGGCGACACAGCTGGACATGTCGATGCACCTGATGAAGAGAAAATAAAATCTCGATTCGAGGACAAAGACGCTGAACAAGAGGAGGCAGCTTCTGATGACTTTAACTAGAGAAAAGCTGCTTGCACTTAAACCAACTGTTTCAAAGATTGAGGTGATTGGATGGGGCGATGTTTTTGTTAAACCACTAACTGAGCTACAAAGGTCCAAGCGTGTTGCTGCGATGTTCGACGAGAATACGCAGAAGTCAGATGACGCTAAATTAAAGTACAGAGTCCACATGCTGATTGACCAGCTTTGTGACGAGTCTGGAAATAACTTATTCACTGAAGGTGATAGCAAGGAATTGCTCTCTCTTGAAGGCTTGAAACTGGATTCACTTATTGAAGCAGTTACTGACTGGAACGAATCTTATGCCGGTCAAAAAAACGAGCAGGGCGAGTAGAGCGAATGAAGGAACACTTCAAAGTCAATCATAGGTTGACTTGGGTGTTCCGAGTATGCAAAGCACTGGGCATAGATGACCCAGTGCATTGGATGAATACTGTAAGTCCCGCAGTAGTGGACCAGTGGATTGCTTTTGAGCTTTCTGAACGTGACAAGGGTGAACCCACTTCATCTGGGATGTCCCCAGAAGACGCTCTTGTTGCACTTAAAGGCTTTGGAGCAGCTTAATGGGTAGCTACACAAATAGTAGAAGGCTAGATGCGCAACGAATGGGTGCGTATATCGAGAAGCATCTTAAAGAATTTCTCGACGACATAATTGAAGATGTCGAAATGAACACTGCCGCAAAGATTGCACAAATGATGGCAGTTACTCTTGAAAAAGAAATGAAGAACGCAGGTATCAGAAGATCCGAAGACACTGGTACTCATCTTGGACGTTCAGAATCTGAAAAAGCCTCATACCGCAAGCAAGGCGGTTCTATCTTAGACCAAGTATGGAAGGTCAAATCATACGAAGATGAGATAATGGCTTTCGCTGGAACTAAAACAAGCAAAGAATACAGAGCTAGATTTCGCAACGATGGAATAGCAAACCATTATCTTTGGAGCTACAAGAAAGAAAGAAGCCTTGGGGAAGTCAGTGGCGTAAACTATAGGAAGAACGCAGAGAGAGTCATCAAGGCTGAGATACCTACTATGGTTGCTAAGAACATTAAGAAAGTTAAACGTAAGTATAAAAAGAAATCGTACAGAATTGATTTAAGCGGAAGAAGAAGGAGACGTTAATGGCTAGAAGAGATACTTCTGTTGGTTTTGGTGTTCATCTTACTTTCGACACAGAAGATTACGCAACTGGAGTCAGGAAAGCTAAGCAGATCAACCGAGGTCTCGTAAGAGATGTCGGTAAAATCGAAGAGGCTCAGCGTAAGTACCAGAGAAGGCTTACTGAACTTAAAGCTCGACTAAAGCAAGGTATCATTACCAAGGAGCAATACAGCAAGGTTCTTATTAAATATAGAGCGCAGCTTCGTCGTGCAAACGGCGAAGAGGACAAAAGAACTGCTGCAATGCAACGGCGTATTGCAAGAGAGCGTGAAGCTGCTCGGCAAACAAGAGAAGTGAACAGGCTAGAGCGTGAAAGACAACGTGAGCTTCAAAGGACAGCAGCCGCTGAAGCATCAGCAGCTAATGCCGCTCGATTAAGGCAGAGACAAATGGTCCTTGCTGGAGGATCTATGGGCGCAGGGATGCTCAGTAGCATGGGCATGGGCGGAGCTGCTGCTGGGGCATCTCGAGGACTTGCGGCAGGCGCTCTGCTTGGAGGAAGTGTTGGAGGCATGGCCTTAACTGCTGGCGGAGCTGCTCTTGTCATGGGCGGATACCAAGCAATGAGGAGTAGCTACGATGCTTTCTCAAGTCTTGAGTCTAAGCTTATTGACCTAAAGGTTTTGTTTGGCAAGGTTAAAGGCGAGAAGCTTGGCGAGGAGTTTAAGAACCTTGCCGCAAACACTGCTCTGACTACAGACCAGCTTGTTACAAACGCAAAGACATGGGCATCTTATGGCCTTACAGCCGATGGCATTGTCGATAGGATGCGTATGCTTGGGACTGTTGCCGGTGGCAATACTGAAAAGTTCCATGCCCTTACTGTTGCTTTTGCCCAAGTGAACGCACAAGGTAAGCTCATGGGTCAAGAGAAGAACCAGCTTATCAATGCTGGATTCTCTTTAAGTGAGGTTGCAAAGGTTGCTGGAGTCGAGATGAGAGACTTCGCAAAGGCAATGGAAGAAGGAGCAATCACAGCTGAACATGTCAACCAAGCCCTTGAAAACATGACAGGCAAAGGTGGATTGTTTGCAGGCCTTCTTGAAGAGAAAGCAAAGACTCTTGAAGGCCAAGCTACTATTGCAAAGAGCGCTTGGGCAGAAGCTTGGCAGGAGATGGGAAAGAGGCAGTCAGGCTTTTTTGCAGCGCTTATTAAAGGCTGGAAGTCAGCTGGTGTAGCTGTTCGTGAGTATAACAGATACAAAAACGAAGGAAGCATTAGAGTCCTTGGAGGCGACTTATATGGAGCCAAGGGTGCAGGATCTTATTCAATGTCTGGAAAGGTTATTGAGTCAGGAACTTTTAGTCCTACACAAACTGTTAAAGAAGCTCCAGAGGGTGACTTTCTGGAACCAATTGCTAAGCACACTAGGATGAAAAGTGATCGAAGGCAGCAAGCCAGATTCTCAAGGGAGCTTGAGATGAAGCGCCAGATGGCAATTCGGGGCTTCAGTCGAGAAGAGATGTATGGTATGCCAGACGAGGCATACGATACTGCTGAAAGAGCTTTCAATGAAAGAATGGAAAGGCAAGAGAGAGAACGAAACAAGGCAGCTATAGAGCGCGGAGAGCGTATTAAAAGAGAAGAGAAGTTCTGGAATGAAAGGAGATCTAGGCAGGTTGAAAACCTTGCAAGTATAAAAGAAAATTACCGCTACATGGACAGGTCTTCTGGCGGATACAACAAAGAGGAGCATCGAATCTCCAATCTTAGGCTTGTTGATATGTACAGGAAGGGAGAGCTTGCTTATGACGACCTTAGGGATGCTATAAGGCTTAGTAATGAATATTTCCAGCACAAGAAGAGCATCACCCAGAAAGAAGAATACAGAAAAAGACAAGAGGATGTTAAGAACGAGATTGAAGGAATTATCACAAACCTCTTCCCTCAAGAAAAGTATTCAAACCTTTCTCCTGCGGCTCGAGCAGTGATGCAGCAGAGGGATAAAGAAATCGAAGCTCTAAGTGATAAGGGGCGAGTTGGTAAAGCTGGAGGCATGGCAGGTGCTGGAGCTGAGTATGCGTTGATGGCTTCAAGGAGACAAGAAGCTCAATCTGTTGCAGAAGAGAGAAATCATAGAGCCGTAATGGAATCTCAAACTAAACAAATTAACATTAAAGCTAAGAAGCAAATAATTCAGCTCAGGAGAAATAATAACCTGCTTGCAACTAAACTAGGAGGAGCCGTCTAATGCCTATCTCATATACCGTAACAAAGATGAGGACGGATAGTGCTGACGCATCCATGTCTGAAGGGCAAAATGGGCAGCAGAAGCGTGTTAGATCTTTAACTGAAGAGTATCTGGTAAACTTTGATACATCAACTGTTGACGCAAACCAGCTAGACCCAGCGGCAGTTTTGCTTCTGAACAATGTTCCTCAAGTTGGTGGATGGTCATACTATGATGCTATCCAACAGAAATTCTATCCAAACTTTACTTGCAGGGAAACTTCTTGCGAGAGGGACCAGAACCATGCTCATCTGTTCCATATAACAGCTTCATATAGTGACGAGTCGAATCAAGAGAGTGGTCAGGACGTTCCTTCAGAACCAGAAGGATATACTTCTACTACATCTTGGGAGCTACAGTCGTTTGATGAGACATGCTACACTGACAATGAAGACAACCCAATCATGCTGCCAACAAAGGAGTTGTATGACGGTTTAAGTCCAGTGCGAAAGACTCCTAAGTTAATTGCAAAGGTAGAGCAGATTGAATCAACGTTTGATGAGGACAGACTTGTTTCAAGAGGGTTTAAGGTTAATTCAGCCACTTGGAAGGGGTTTGGCCCAGAGCAATGTATGATTACAGGAATTGAATACACCAAGGCACAGGTTCCTGTAAATGGAGGAGGCGGACTTATTTTTACAACTGCTTACAAAGTCAATTACACGATTGAGTGTTTTGACAATAGCTCAGACTATAGGTCGCTTGATGATAATGGTTCTTATTCAACAGACAATCAGCTAAGGCATGGATACATGCTTGTTAGAGCTGGAACAAAGTATTATGAGAACGCAGGTGATGCAAGGCCACGTTTGTTCAGGCCTAATAAAGATCAGTCAGTGCCTGCATCTGTTTTCCTTAAAACAGATGGAACAAAACATCCTTCGGCAAAGCAGTTTGGAACTCCACCTATTGATACATTTGTTGTTCAGCCAAAAATAAGTTTCAGTTTCCTAAGGTAATTTGTATGTATGGCTTCAAGGATAAGAAAGTTGCAGAAGAGTTAAGAGATTTTGCCAAGTCTCGTGTTGTGACTCAATCAATGGGTGTTGAGAGAGACTTACTTAACGTAAGGTCTACAATGCTTGTTCGCATTAGATTTAGCTCAGGAACTTATGGAGGAAACTTGAACATCACTTGGGGCATAACTATGGGGGAGGAATATACCGACCCCGATGACGTTAATGCTGGATTTGCTCAAAACGAACATCTTGGTCACTATAAGCTTGACTGGTGCGAAGCTTTTCCCATCGAGCTTTATGATGAAGAGGATGACGAAGACAACCCAAGAGACAGAAGTGTCACAAGCCTTGCTCTTAATGAAGCGGCAATGGATCAATTTGGAGATCCTTCGGCTCCAGAGCCTGATTGGGCTACTGCTGGAAACATTGGTAACAGGGAAACAATAAAGGTTCACAACCTTTCAGTATGCCCATTGATTACTGGAATGATCGTTCCTGTACACTGGATAAGTAACCGCTGGGTTTACTGCGGCACACACAATTATTTTGCAGAGACAGACAGTGTAGATGGCATAGATGCAGAATCGGTTGGCGACATTTATGTCAAAGGTTTTACTTATGACGAAAGTGTTCCAAGTTCATACGACTTTAATACACAGCGTATCAGCGGCTCATCTTCGCCTGTGATGCAGATATGGAATCCTTGGAATGAACGAATTGGTGGTGGCACAAAAGTTGTTTGTGGTGCTATTGGTGGAGTTGCTTGCGTCTTAGGTTGGGAGTGCTAAAGTGAAATTTGGATGCTGTAGCTGTGGTGGCGTGTGTATGAACTCAACGACACTCAAAAAGAACTGGTACTATGACGGGTCAGTTGGTGGGTTTGTTCCAGACCCAGATGGATGGCTGACTGGAAGCAAATTTAGGGTTGCAGCAGATAGCCCTAACCAGCCAACTGTCTATGGCGTTGCAGCAGGCGAGACTGTTAAGTTCGAGATAGACATTGAGTGCAGCAACTTCTTGCTCGACATGAGTGTCTATTCTGTTAGTACAAATAACGTAACTGGCAGGTCAGAGCTTGGAGGAACAGAGGGAGCTAGAATCAAGGTTGGAAAATACTGTCAATTTATTGAAGATATTGAATACATGACTTATGGTCAGCACATATATGGGAAAAGTGGCTGCCCATTCACGCTTCAGGCTGGCTATCAATCAAGCACAGGCTACTGGGACGACCAAGAATCAATACAAACAGCAAGGGCAAAGAGATTCATATTTGGTGAGGTTGATGTCTATGGATACTCTGTTGCAATAGCTTCAGAGTATCCTACATATGGAACTATAAATGAAGTCTATACAAACCCAGATATGCCAACAGGCTCTAACCAATACGTCAGTCCTGTTATCTATAACTCATGGTACTTAGAGAACGCTTGCCCAACTTACGCAACAAGTGCTGGTGCAAGAACAGTAGAAGTAACTATCTATGGTGGCGTTGATGGCATAAACATTAACTACACAAGAATACACAGTGGTTCGTCACACGCATTTAGGGCTTATCCTAATAGTTTTCAAAAGCCGCTAGAGATGGCCTTCATTTGTGAATCTGCATCATCCTCAGTTAAGACTAGCTCGCCACAGCCAGCTGGGACATGGAACGTATATGGCTACAACCTTGGGTTAGAAAGCACGCTTACTGTCAACGCATCTGTTAGTGACACAAGATCTGGCGGAGCTTGGACACTATGCTATGACGACCACCTTGCATTTAGGGCTGGATATGTACTCAACCCAAGGGTATATGATGGAGTCAACGGAGCTATCACTGGAGCTTATGCTGAGAGCATAGAAGCAGACAAGACTGCAAGTGCTGCTGAAACCACACTTGCGTCTGATGCAGTAACACAGATGATAAATTACCCTGAGTTCTGGGATCACAGTACAAAGTTGATTGATCCGGCTAGGTTCTATTACAGGGAGCCGGAGTGGGAGCCAGTTCTGACTTTCAGTCAGACAGCTGACTTTGGAACGGTAAACTACTATGTTGATCCACTCAGTTGTTACCAGCAGGCATCTAGCCCAGCTACACTTTCCAAGCGACCTCTTCACTTGGGTGCAGTAAATCTAAATTATTCTACTTATCCGTGGGGAGCAAACCCTCCTACATGGATCTCTAGTACAAGCACTTGGAATTATGTTGCCGATAACAACAGGAGTCTTTATAGCTCATACGACTTCGATTGTGGCGATCTTATGACAAGTGAGAACGAGTTGATAAGAGACGTTGGGGCAACATATTCATTCCCAACCAGAGCAAACGTGGCTCCACTCCTGACAACACGAATACCTTCTAAAACAAATGCAGTCGATTCGCTGTACCAATCAGCGTTACAGTCGTCTCCAGAAGGTTCAACTTTTACAATCAATCAGCAGACTTATGGAACCTATGACACTATTAACGTCAAAAGGATCTTTTCTGGTGTTGACTTTGGTTATACCGACACAACAACTGAAGTGTTTGGTTCGGGATCGTGGGTTGAAGGAATTGAGAACGATACAGTTACTGGCGAGCCTTGGTGGTCAAGAAGTTTCATCAATAGCTCACACTGCTACATAGAGCGTGAGACGTTGAGGGGGTTCATGCCACCAATCAAGGATGGAACTTTTGAGATATTAGAAGGAGTGTACAATTCAATTTCGATA